TCATAGGCCAAGACTCGCGGGTTCTTTTCTGCTTGTGACGTACTTCGAACCAACTATCTTAGTTTCTTTGCGAAACGTAGTTATATATAGCATAACATCAAATATTTCAGTTGTAAACCGGCGATTATCGACGCATTTTGGATATTTCTATGGCTTCTTCGTCTGAAAAGATAGGCACAGCGTTTGATTTATGCATAGTACCTATACCCTTGATTTTAGTACCTGTATAAACCTTGTCCGGTGCTTTGGTACAAGGGCCAGCAGTAAACGGTAGACTAGCGATTTTCTCAGACTCTCTGCCTGGCGGGGGAGTATATTTAGGAAAAGGTTTTTCTATTTTTTTCCTAGAATCAATCGGGTTAGGACTGAATTTAGGAGCCAATTTGCTCCATTCCTGTTGTTTTTGTTGCCACATATCGGCTAATTCACGAGATTTACGTGCTTCTTCGGCATTACGAAACTTGCGCTTTCCTTTACGCTTGCCTGTTGTGGTCAACCAAGGACCTTCAAGATGCATCGTCAAGAGAAACCTCCAAACTGTTTAACAATGCTATTATTATAGCATCAAGTTTGGAGGTTGTCAAGTATGTTTTAATTATTCAAAACACGAGCTACTGCTGTTATTACTGCGGCAATACGTCCAATATCACGAAGCTGTTCTACCGTATAGCCTTCCTTCTTGAGAGTTTCATAATGTGCCTTGACACAGAAGTGGCACTTGCCAACTATCGAAGCAGATAAAGCATACGCTTCGAATCTTGCCTGTGTAGTACCACCGTGTGTAGAAATAGCATTCATTCTTAACTGTGGGGGTAATCCACTAAGATTAGCATCTTCCGCCATTTCGACATATGGATACCATACATTGTTCATAGCCATTAGACTAGCGGCTGTGATCGCGGCTTCTGCTTCTTTCTGGTCTGCGATCTGAGTCTGCATCCAGGTCCATAGTTTAGTATTACCTGTGGCGAATGCCGCGGCCAATGCCACTGCTTCTGCTTCTTCTATCGGCAATGTACTACGCTTAACTACGGCATCGATATTCAACCTAGTATCTTTGGCGTAATCGGGAATCGTATCTTTAAGTGTATCGACCCATGCTGTCATTTTTTATCTCCTTGTTGGCAAGAAGGACAATGCCAACGTTTCAAGTATTCAAACTGTTCACGGAATGACATCGTCTTCTCCTTATAATGTTTCGCCGCCAATAGCACGGTTACAAGCACACTTCTCACCGGTCTGTAGAGCATCCAGGATACGAAGTGTTTCATCGCTAGAACGACCAACATTTAAGTTGTTGACAGTGACGTGTTGAATAACATTGTCTGGATCAACAATAAAAGTAGCACGTAGAGCGGCACCTGCTGGAGCATAGAAAACTCCTAATTGATCAATAAGGCTTAACTCGCCGCGCTGTGTGTCAGCGAACTGAATATGCTTAATTTTCTTTAGATCTTCGTGTGCGGCTTGCCATGCTAGTTTACAGAACTCGTTGTCTGTTGAACCTGTGAGTAATACGGCATCACGATCAGCAAAATCGCTGTGTAGTTTGTCATAGGCTACGATTTCAGTTGGACATACAAATGTAAAGTCCTTTGGGTAGTAAACGATTACTTTCCATTTCCCTGCAAATGATTCTTCGTTGATAGTGAAGAAATCATCTTTACCTGGATTGACGCCTGTTACCGCAAATTTTTCTAACTTATCACCTACTGTTTTCATTTTAATCTCCTTGTGTGTGTTTGAAAACCTAATTAGTGTTTCTACTAATGTCTATAGTATATATCCTATTAAAATCTAAAATCAATAGGTTTTTCCTAAATATTTTTTAATAACGTTCATAGAAAAAATCAATAATAAAAGGAGCCCGAAGGGCCTTTTCTAGCTGTGTTAAAAATTAAAAATTCCGAGAGTAATTAAATGCTACGGTGTTTTGATTAGTATCACCGCGAACTCGATCGTATCTGATGCCTACAGCGTCTTGCTTTGTCACTGCGTAGCTCATACCAAGTCTCCATGTGTTGGTTGTATCAGAGTATGCAGTTGAATCAAATGCGGTTCTGTATCGATATCCTAAACGGGCGGTTAGTCCAGTATTTCTCAACGGAGCAGTTATACCTGGTTCAATAGAGTAATAGCTGTAGTTGGTGACTGATGTGAATTTTTGACCCACAGCCAGTGTTGTGTAAGGACTAAATAATCCAATTGTTGTTTTACCAGTCACTCTAGCCTCAGTCCTAGTAGAACTTATTGCGCCGTTAGACTCCTTAACTCCTTGACTCATCAATACGCCCCCTACAAAATTTTTATTAATAATTTCTGAGATTACAATTAGGTATGATGAGCTATTAGCAGTTCCGTTTACACCCGTCTGATCTTGATATTCAAGTGTTGTCGACGCGGCGTAAACGAAACCACTAACTGACATGGCTAAAATTGCTAAGTTTTTTTTCATATTTTGTTTCCTTTGTTATATGATGTGATGTTAACACCACCACGTATTATACAGTGTTTACATTATAGAAGTCAAATATGATTACGTCAAAAAGAAACCCGCCGAAGCGGGTTCTGCTATTTTGGATGACAAGGTATAACTACCTCGGACCTGCTGTTTTTTAGGCAGCTAGAGCAACTTTGCTTTTGCCGGAAACAGAATTTCCAGTGAAGCTCATTGCGCTGAAGTCAAATGTATCTGCGTTTGCATTTACGATTTTTGCTTGATTTAGGGTCATCGCCTACCCTGTTGCCGTCTAGACTATCTCACGCTGTCGAAACCAGGTCAGGCCCATCATAAGAGGACTAAAGCAAATACTACGAGCACTACAACTACACCTATTCCTAGGTTAGTTAGATCATCGTTCATGCTAATCTCCTTATGGTGGACCTGGAGGGAATCGAACCCTCGTCCAACATGCCTTCGTTTTGAAGGAATTACAACAATGCTTGTATTTAACTATCTTTTTTGGATAATGTCAATAGTTTAGTGTGTAGAATGAAATTTTCTGTTACTAGTTTGGTTATAGTGCTCATCAATACCAATCGATCTTCGTCCGACCAATTTTCTTTATCAAACTGTTCTACTATGCTAGTGGCAATCATTAGTAAACTCTCTCGTTTACCATCCTTGAATATTCCCCAGTCAATGGGATCTTCTTCGTCAATGGTAAATGCTAAATCAACTACTTCGTCGGGACTTATTTTAGCCATCCTATCCTCTTGCCTTCTATCTTTCGGCGATCGTGTTCTTCGACTGAATTAGGGAACCGCCAGGCCCAAATTGCTACCAATGCCATGAATACCGCTGTGCTGATAATTCCTATAGGTTTGACACTCCCTGTCCACATTAGTATTAAGCTCAACGACATCATACCTAACATTAGATAACGCATCTTCTGTGGAAACACACGTTTTTCGTTCCAATTGGTTAAGAAAGGTCCAAAGATCTTGTGATTATAGATCCAGCGATGCATGCGCTCTGAACCTTTGCTAAAACAGTAGGCAGCAAATACCACCCATATACTATAGGGAAATCCAGGAGTTACTACTCCTATGTAGGCTAGACCTAGACTGATAAAACCTAAAATATTCCAAAATAATTTTTTCATTTTTTAACCTGCGAAAACATCTGCTGATCCAGCCGCCACAGCTGTGCATCCTGACAGAGCATCTCCTACCCTGCCAATACCTTTAAAATTAACGAAAACTGTCGAACTGCCTGCAGCGATCGGAGCCGCATGTGCTGGGCAGGGATTTCCTGGCAAAAGATGAACAGTGTTAAGATCGCCTTGTCTACTTACAGGAATGTTATTCACAAAAACATTACCAGAGCCCTGTGCTCTGACCATACCCGAACAATGGGCTATATCTGCATCACCTATTCTAGTAACTGCTGGCATATTAATATTTATTTGAAATAACTGCCCATAAATGATCTTATTGATTCCAGATCATTTAACACTGTTTGTTTTAGGGTGAAAGTTTGAGAGGAGTCATCGCTTAACTTTACAGTGATTAAAAACTGTCTGTCTAAACTCTGTTTTTTATCTTGATTTAAATCGAATAGATTTTGCCCAATGGGCATATTTTCAATACCAGTTACCGTTTTAGGCGCCTGTGTTTTATCACTTTGTCCTTTATCAACATAGGTTAAAATATCTTGAAATCCAGATAGATGTTTTCCCGAAATAGTTACGCTGGTCGTTCCTGGCGTTATGATGATTCCGGTATCGGATGCTCCAACTAGCTGGGCTGTAACGGAAACTATTGTTACGGCTGGAGTTTCTCCTTCACCCTCGCCCCCCTCAGAAATGCTAGCAGAGACCGTAGAAGAAAAATCACGTAACCTCGTTACTGATGGTAACTCGTCTACAGGTGATATCTCAACGGCCATATTGTTGATTCTCTATAGAAATTAACTCTTGAAGTTTTTCATACCACTCGTGTATTTCGGCATGTTGTTCTTCTGTGTGAGGTGGCTCGGGAATTTCTGGTAAAAATTTGATAATGTGTTGAAACTTTTTAGGAATGTCTCTATAATCGCGGACAGTTATAATCTTTCCGTCGACTATGAAAACAAATTCACCTTTCATATTAGGCTAATTTGATTCCTGTAGTTCCTTGGATATATTGATCTGCAAATACTTTATCACAGGTTGTGATAGCTGCCACAGATGTTTTATGAAGTGTAATATCTTTTTCAGCATTAGCTGTGAACATAAATGGAACCATTCCCATACCTTGATTGCTCATGCTCAGTACTAAGGGTTTAGAAACTTTATAACCTGTTACAGTTTCTTCTTCTAACTTAGCGATCAATTCCTCTCCGGAATTAAGTTTTATACTGATCACTTCTCCCGTTGATACACCTTTATCGATTAACATTATATCCTTCCATCGCCATAACCTTGGCTTTCTTGTTCAAAATATTTTTTCAATTCAGTAAATCCACCTATCAAGGTATCATCTAAAAAGATCTGTGGTACTGTTCTTGCTGTTGGCACGGCTTCGAGTAAATCTTCTTTGCTATAGCCATCTCCAATTTTACGTTCTTCAAACTCTATGCCTTTTTGTGTCAGCAGTGCTTTGGCTTGATCACAATAAGGACAATGATACTTGCTCCAAACTATCGCTCTCATCGCTTTCCTTTCTCTATTAACCTGTGTAGACCACCGAACCTTTCTTGTCTACTACTCTAATTATCAAAGCACCACGATTTTTCTTGGCAATTGCGGCTGAAATCGCTTGTGCCTCCGATCCGTAAGTGCCTAGAGTAGTCCAAGACTCGTATGGTGATTTATTTTTGTATTGAACTTTGAACATTATACTTCCGGTAAAGATTCATAATCAAGTTGATCGCCCATTACACCGATAACATAGTTTGTTGACTCGTTTTCTTGTAGTGCTGTTTGTTTCTTGCTAGTATCGCTGTGCTTGTTAAACCACGGAATTGGAGTAGTTTTTGGTGCTGGATGATTATATTTGATTCCAATTTCCTTTAAAGAGTTAGCCGCGGTGTAATCAACAAAATCTTTAAGGATATTAGAATTCAAGCCAATCACAGTTCCTTTTAAGAATAGATAGTCAGCCCACTCCTTCTCTTCTCGGATTACGTCCATATACATTTTATAGACTTCTGCTTCACACTCTTCCTTGGCTCGGGCAAATCTAGGATCTTCTTTGACTACCTGATTGATGATCCAAGCAGTCCACCCTTTGTGTAAGAGTTCATCCTGTAGAATCAAGCTGATAATGTTGCCGTTACCGATAAAGATCTTGTTCTCTACCATTGCCAGACTTGTGGCAAAACTGACCATGAATCGGAAAGCTTCTAATCCATAGCTGGCATTCAGTGCCAGCCAAATTGCCTTGATGTGTTCATATTCTGAAAATTTTTCACCCAATTCTTTGCGACAGTTGATCATATGTAGTCGATCATAATAGAATCCTATAGTTGAAGCCATCTCTACGATTTCTTTAGTGTCGTGGATGGTATTGAACACTTCTTTAGGTACGTTATAGATATTGCGAATGATATGACTGTAGCTGCGACTATGGATATTAGTTTCGAAGAAAGTCCAATTATAGACTAACGCTTCCAACTCTGGTAAACTAATCACTGGAGAAAATACTTGACTTGGCCCTCGACCCTGTAAGCTATCTAATGCCGTCTGTCTTAGTAAGTTGCTAGTGAAGATGTGTTTAACTGCATCACTGGCATCTTTGAAATCCTGTGCGTCTTTGGTTAATGATATCTCTTCGGGAACCCAAAAGAATCCACGAGCTGTGGTTTCAAAATTCGCGATCTTATTATATTTTACTTCTTCAAATCGTTGAATAGTTACCGGGCCCGCAGGATCGAGAAACATTTTACGATTAAGATAGTCTGTACTGTGTTTTAAGTTGTATTGTTCTTTGCTCATAATTTAGATGTGACCACTGGTTGTTGATGCTCCTCGACGAGGATTTTTGATTACTAGATCATAATCTAAAAATCTCCAAGGAGTGATATTACTTATTATATGTTTATCCACTGGACTGGCTCCAAAGTTTCTAGCCTTGTCTAGTAGTTGTTTGGCATGCTCGGGAGTGATGGTGTAAGCATGGGAACCTTTTGACCAAACTCCTAAATCTACTTTTTCTTTACACTCTGCTGTTTTATATAATTTAACGATACATGAGTCTATGTTAAGATCTTCCGGCCACGAATCAGTGACTACAGCATCGTGTTCAAATATCACCATGGCCTTTTTATCATCAAAACATTTTTCCCAAAGAGCGAAATGCGAAAAAAAACATCCCTGTGCTCCTGGACGATCTGGCAGTTTGCCTGCAGTGGCACTCATTTTCACTCCGATACGATCCCAATCTTTTTTGGTTAGTTTTCTTCCGTCGACGGCATCAAATTTTTCAAATCTCCAATTCCACTTAGAGAGACTATTATAACAATCTCTAACCGCGCTCGAGGAGGGGTGAGAGATTACGAAACATTGAGGCTGCTTCATAACTTACAGGCCTCGCAGTCGTCCTCTTCGATGATTTCTCTTTCATTATGGAAACCATTATAGTGAACTTCTGGTGTTCTTTCCTCTTGTTTAGCACCTGCCTTATTGATAAGACTATAATAAAAAGTTTTGATACCCCAACGATGTGCTAACATTAGATTTTTAGCTATCAATGTAGTTGGAACTTTACGATCGGGATGATGTGCAGGATTGTAAAATGTATTGGTGCTGATACTTTGATCTACATATGCTGATAGTACTGCTGCGGTCTTGATGTATCCAACGCAGTCAGTCTGTTCCCACATAAGTTGATATTTGTTTTTTAATTTATGATAATCAGGAACTACCTGTGTAAATGACCCTGCTTTACTTTCCTTAGTAGTGATTAGACTCATAGGCATTTCGATACCATTGGTTGAGTTTATTACTACAGAGCTAGACTCCACGGGCGCGATAGCCATTAAAGTGGCGTTGCGAACACCGTAGGTTTTCATCTCTTTCCTCAGCGTTTCCCAATCTAACTCAGGGGTAAAATCTGCTAGTTCGTCAACGGCCTTAGCACGTAACTCCCAGGGGAATATGCCTTGGCCATATCTAGTCAGTGAAGAGTTTTTACACGCACCGCGCTCGCGAGCCAGCTCCACGGTTGCTTCTGTGAGGTAATAGGCTTGATGTTCCATCCAACTCTTAACTTCTGCCAAACTATCTCTTTCTCCATATTTCAGCCCTCTCTTAGCATGCCAATAGGCAAGGTTAGTAACTCCGATACCCAATGGTTGGATTTCTTCGTTTGATAATCTGCTCTGGATGCTCAAGAAATCTTGGTAATCCAGGATATTACATAGGCTACGTTGTAGGATCCTGCAGGCACGTCTCATATCTTCCGGATTACGGAAGGCCCCCCAATTAATGGAACCGAGAGTACATAACGCTATGCGTCCCTCAGGGTCGTCCAGACGTTTGAACGGTTTTGTGGGAAGCAGGATCTCACAACATAGATTACTTTGATAGATGGTATGATACTCGGGATCAAACGGTCCTTGGTTCATAACATTATCAATGAATACTAGATAAATCCTACCAGTGTCTGTGCGTTCTTTTAATATGCCACCTTTGAAAACTTCTTCAGCTGGCATGGTTTTCTTTCTTAAATCTTTACGCTTTTCATATTTTACATATAACTCTTCAAACAAATCTGTATCTTTATAAAATGCTTCATAAAGATCAGGTACTTCGTTAGGATCAAAGAAAGTTATATTTTCTTTATTCTTAAATCTTCTCCAGAAGAAAGCTGACAAGACGACTCCGTAGTCCATGTGACGTACTCGAGTTTCGTCTGTGCCTTGATTGTTCTTAAGAACGATAAGGTCGTCAAACTGATGATGCCATATCGGATAGAATACTGTAGCTGATGCGTTGCGTATTCCACCTTGGGAACATGAACGTAGGTCACCGAACCATTTCTTCAGAAACGGGATCATACCTGTGTGCATGATCTCTCCACCTCTAATGGGGCTACCTAACGGACGTAGACGTCCTATCTCTAAGCCAATGCCTGCTCGCTTGCTGGCATACTTGGCCATCATCTCACCAGAAGCAAATATGCTATCCAGATCGTCGTCACTGCGGATAAGCACACAACTAGAAAA